CTAATTTCGCATCCGCACACACTACGGAGTTCAAGGGTTAGGGGACTATCCCTGATCGGTTCTAGGACACCGTCAAACCTCGCTTTCTTTTAGTACTAACTGTTTATCCTCATGATGTTAAGCACACCAGGAGTCTCCAACACTCATCCACAATCCTGGCTATTGGCCTGGTGACCTTCACCCCGATGGGTTTCCCCAAATAGGCTAGTAGCGACACCACTTCCCTTAGCTTCCGCGCCGCCGTATTTCCCCGTCAAGGGAGTACGGATCCCCGCCGAAACGGGACACTTACTATCGTGTGACACTTCGCCCTCCCGACGTAACGAGCAACTCTACTTGGGGTTCCAACCCAGATGACGCACCGCTAAGACCTTTTGGGACCGCAGATGTCGTAGAGGAACTCTCCCCCTAAATGGGTTCCGTTTCGGGATTATTACAAGGACGAGGGGAGCCATGACGGGCTGAAAGCAATGCCGACATGGTAGATAGCACCTAGGGACCGCGATCTTTACAAGACCGCGCCGGATGAGTGGTAAACTGGAGGGCAGCACTCCGTGAAACCGAGCTTGAAAGAACTTCCGCATCTACGGCAGAACCGCAAGATAAGAACGTCCGCCCTGGGAGGCGCCGCAATAAGTGAGGCGGGAGGCTCGACCTTAGCACATGGAAAAACGCCTTCATAAGGTGGCACCCAATCCTCGGGAGGATAGGAGTCACCTAAAAAAACGTTATCAAAACCACAACTACAGGCCTCACCCCCACACTCCAAACAAAACGGCGTCCAATCGATTTCACTTCGTGCTGCCAGCTCATTGACTTTTGGCTGGTTTTCAGCGGGCAACCAAACTCGCTTGCCGGAAGGACGGAAAATCTCAACGATCTTCACTGGGTCCCTCAAAACCCGTCCGCCCCGAGAGACGTAAGGTTTCAAGTACCTACGGAGGTTTTGTACACTAAGACCTAACAGTTTAGCGGCACGTGTTTTCCCGCGTCGTAAACTGAAAGGAGTGTAATAAAGACTTTGGTTTACTGCGTCTTTATATTTCCTCAACCTCTCCTTCCCCGTTAGAGTCGCAGGCGACCAAGCACATTCTATAAACAATGCGGAGACTCGGCTTTGCAACTCTTTAATTTCTTTCGTGATTTCATCCACACGCCGCAATTCCCAACCGTCTGGTATCCGCTTCTGGTCCAGAATCGACGGTGACGCCGGTAACGGATCCTCTTTTTCAAGAGAGAGATAAAAACATTCTCTTTTCCATAAGTTGGTACGACAGATTGCGACGTGTGAAATCTTCATATCTAATCCTCTAATAATAGATCGCCGCGAGGCAACAATCCATGGGCTATTCCATCTCAAAAACTCTTCTTCCAAGTCGATCCTCCGAAGCTTGCCACACGGAAAATCCTTACACACACGACTCCACCTACCAGGCAAACTGGCAACGGGGTCGTCCGGATAACGAAAACCGAAGGCACTGCAACGTACACTAGGAATTAGCCTGGGTCTGGAAGACCCAGCCTTGAAGAGTCGGCTGTTCAAGCTGAAATACCGACCTGACACAGTCGTTTTGCCCTTAGACAGGACTAGACCGGATCCCTTTACCCCCGCCATCCAACGATTTGCAACCTCCCGACTGGACCGGAAGACAATATCGTCACCGTTAATTCGAACCAAAGAAACGGACCCTCCCGTGTAAAACTTAAATGCCAAATAATTGACAAGACATAGGAGGGGGAACGAGAGCAAATTTCCCATCAACTGGCCGGTTCGAATCTTTTCAACCCTACCTTCATGCGAAAGCGGGATCTCCTGAGATAAGGTAGCAAGTTCTTTCACGTGGTCTGGTACCCACCGCGTACCTCTCAATATGCACCGAAGTATACACTTCTGTACCCACATATTCAGATTATCAGTAGCACTCTCGTAATCACCACTGACGAAAACCTCACCCTCACGGGTCGTGAATTTCTTGAACTTGTTAACGTTGGCTTCACCCCTCAACAGCCAATCGAACCGACTAATGTGGTTATAGATAGCAGAATGCAACGGACGTAGAATGTTAAGTTCCACATCACCTATGGAAACTATCCGCTGCTTTCCCCCCGTATCGACCGCGGTTATGCGGGACGGTAGAATTTCTGACCTAGTGCCCTCTGAGAGGCACCGTAAAGCGAAATCTTGATGGGTTCTCCAGCCATCTCGACGAGTCAGAACTTCCAATCTAGCACCACCCGAACCCAACCCCCGTTGTGCGCAGGACTTCACCGGCAGGACCGATGAAAGAACGGCATTGGGATACGATTGACGATCCCAACCAACAGGAAACATCCTTTTAATCTCCCTCTCTACGAAAATCAAAAACTTCGCATCCGGTACAGGAGACGGAGTAGTCATCTTCTCGTAGTAGAGATCAAGATTGGGTGCGGCAGATGGTATACATTTCCGGAAAAGAAACAATGACATAGCTATAGACTGGTACGTGTCAGTACCACGCCTACAGATGGAACTATGCCATAAATGTGTACGATCCCCCTCAATTAATCCTCCACAGAATTCCTTGAGAGTTCGACAAGCAAGGGGTCCCTCGCCGATCGCAGGCATTGGAAGAGAAACATTAAACAGTTTCTCTTGCAATGCCACAAAGCGAACGAAAGCGCGACGGACCCGGCAACCTACTGAAAACAACGCGGGCGTTTTTACGTTTTCAGACCTATGCATAATCTCCCAGAGAAGATTATCG